CGCTGCTTCTACTTATGCGCCTCTAGCATCACCAACACTTACTGGTACAGTAACTCTTCCAGAATCAACTTCAATTGGAAACGTAAGCAACCTAGAAATAGGATATGTAAACGGAGTAACATCAGGAATTCAAACACAATTAGATGCCAAGCAAGCAGTTGTTGCTAACGTTTCAGATGTTGAAATTGGCTATCTTGATGGCGTAACATCAGCAATTCAAACTCAATTAAATACCAAGCAGCCAGTTGTTGCTAACGTTTCAGATGTTGAAATTGGCCATCTTGATGGCGTAACATCTGGTATTCAGGGTCAGATTGACCTTAAAGCACCACTTGCTTCCCCAACATTTACAGGCACAGTTACCCTGCCAGCATTAACAGTATCTTCAAGCATGCTTGCTGCAGACGCAGTTACTTCTGGAAAAATTGCAAATGGAACAATTATAAATGAAGATATTTCTGCATCAGCAGAAATTGCAACATCTAAAATTTCAGGACTTGATACAGCTCTTGGGCTTAAAGCACCACTAGCCTCACCAACCTTTACTGGAACAGTAACTCTTCCAGCAGGAACAATTACTACAGGAATGATTCTTGATGGAACAATCGCAGATGCAGATATTAATGCAGCTGCCGCAATTGCTCAGTCTAAGATTTCAGGATTAACTTCTGATCTCTCAAATAAACTATCTTCAGCAACAGCAGCTTCAACATACGCTCCACTGGCTTCACCAACACTTACTGGTGTTCCAGTAGCTCCAACAGCAGCGGCAGCAACAAACACAACACAAATAGCAACAACTGCTTATGTTCGTGCAGAAGTTGCAGCACTTGTAAATTCCGCAGGAGCAACTCTTGATACTCTTGGTGAGATTGCAACAGCTCTTGGAAATGATGCAAATCTATCTACAACTCTTACAACTGCAATTGCATTAAAAGCACCACTTGCTTCACCAACATTTACAGGCACAAATACTGTAGCAAATATTACAGTATCTGGAACATCAAATATGTCAGCAAATGGTGTGCAGTTTTCAGATGGAACACAAACAAAAGCTGGAGTTCCATCATTAACTACAATTGGAACTACAATTTCTGCAGCATATAACCTATCAACAGGTGGACTTACATTGAGAGATCAATTAATTCCAATATCAGGAACATATGTTGTAACGGTGCCAACAAATGCAACAACAGCATTCCCAGTTGGAACTTCAATTGATTTTTATCAATCAGCAGGAACTGTTGCAAGTTTTGCTGGTGCAGTTGGAGTTACAATTAACGCAACTCCAGGATTAAAATTAAGAACAACATATTCATCAGCAACATTAACTAAGGTTGCAACAGACACTTGGTTACTAGCGGGCGACTTAACAGCATAATGAAAAAATTAAAGACAGGGGCTAAATAAATGGCAAATAAGAAAATAGGTAGAAAATCCTCAGCACAGGATAACTTCTTAGAACCAAGTGCAGTAACATCATTAACCGCAACAAATGTTGGAACTAGCCGTTCATATAATAATGGCGCAGCATCCCTTACATGGTCTTTGCCAGCCGCGTCACCCCCAGCAACACTTTATACAATTACATCAAGCCCAGTAACAACAACTCAAACTAGTTCAAGCACTAGTTATACGTTTACAGGCTTAGCAAGCGCAACAGCTTATACTTTTACCGTTGTTGCCTCTAATGCTGCTGGTTCAGCACAATCAACAACATCTAATTCAATAACTGCTACTACAATCCCACAAGCCCCAGCGGCATCAGCTTCTACATCTGCAGCTGGTCCAAGCCCTGTACCAGCATCTGGTTCTGATAGAATAACATTTTCTGCCAATGCAACTGGCGGTTCTGCAATTACTTCATATAGAATAACATCTAGCACAAGAGGAGAGCTTTCTGCAGCCGCGACATCGCCATTTGATACTGCATCACCAGGTGCTGAAACATATACAGTTTTTGCAGTTAATGCTAATGGGTCCTCACTAGGAACCACAACCTCCGATCCAGGAACATTTACGCCACCACACTTCCCACCATTCTTCCCACCATTCTTCCCACCACACTTCCCACCGTTCTTCCCACCATTCTTCCCACCACACTTCCCACCATTCTTCCCACCACACTTCCCACCGTTCTTCCCACCATTCTTTCCACCACACTTCCCACCATTCTTCCCACCACACTTCCCACCATTCTTCCCACCATTCTTCCCACCGTTCTTCCCACCGTTCTTCCCACCATACTTCCCACCGTTCTTCCCACCACACTTCCCACCGTTCTTCCCACCGTTCTTCCCACCGTTCTTCCCACCGTTCTTCCCACCACACTTCCCACCGTTCTTCCCACCACACTTTGTTGGCGCCAGTTATACATATTGTTCTTGTTGTTGCTGCGGTGGAAACACATGGTTCTGTTAATTAATATCAGTGGGGCGGTAGAAATATCGCCCCCAGGTATTGATAAAATTAAAAAGTTAATGTATAATTCTATAAAGGAGAAAAAATGCCAAAGTTTGCATATGTAAAAAATGGAACAGTCAAATATGTTCAATTAATTAGTTCGTCTAATCCAGCGCAAGATAGGTGGATAGCTTTAAATAGATCTGGAGTTGTTTTAAAATACTCATCTAATTATGACATTATGCCAGGGGACTTATTTGTAGATGATAAATTCTATAAGAAAGATATAGAAACTGATGCCACTACCTTAGCAGAAGAAGCCGACTTTGGGTTACCAGCAGTAAGATTTGCAGGAATTATAGATGGCGAAGTAGTAGGGCAATGGGGAGAAGGCAAAGAACTCTTTGATACTCAAGAAGAAATTGATGAATTTATTGATGATGTACTCACTTCAGAAATAGTTGAAGTAAGCAAAGCCGAACAGTTTTTAGTTGAAAAAGGTTGGCTCTATGATGGAGTTGATTTTACTAATCCAAACAATGTTTAATGACCGAAAAAGAAAATAAACAAAGCGCCTGGCAAAAGTATAAAGAAAATTTAGGAACCACTAGACCGTGGGATCTTTTAAATCCAGCTACAGAATATGTAGACGCAAGCGTATCTAAAGAAAGATTTGACATTTGTCTTTCCTGTCCAGAATTAATAAAATTAACAAAGCAATGTAAACAATGTGGATGTTTTATGGTCTTGAAAACTAAATTACAAGACGCTACCTGCCCGTTAGGAAAATGGAGCTAAAAAGATGTATGAAAAAGAAGAGCTTGCCCCAGGAATTTGGGTTTACAGAGATGTAATAAAAAAAGAATTTGATATTACAAATCGGCTTGAATCGGGAATTATAAATTCTAAAGGTATTCATACATGGAGAGATGCAACAGTAGGATACAGAGAAAAAAAACCAGAATATAGAGATTGCGTTGATTTTAAATGGAAAAAATTTGATGAAGGCCCAGGTAATAAATTTGATCGTGAAATAAACTCCGTTTGGCAAGATGTTTATGATGCACAAAAAATAGCACTAGATGATTATTGTTCATTTTACAATATTGACATGAAGTATTGGGAAGCTATGAACTTTATTAAATATGGACCAGGTCAACATTTCTCTTATCATGCAGATCACGGATGGTCTTATATATCAACAGTTTCAATGGTTGCATATATTAACGATGATTATGAAGAGGGCGGATTGAGATTTGATAAGTTTGATTTAACAATTAAACCCACTGCAGGAGATTTATATATCTTCCCTTCAACATTTTTATTCTCTCATGCAGCATTACCAGTAAAATCAGGATTAAAATACTCTATTGTAACAATGACTGATTATAATGATAAAACGCATAATGAACAATTTTATAAACAGTTTATGTCGGAAGATTCAATTAAAGACGGGTATTAATTGTGGACTTTGATGTCTATAAGATTGACCCAATTAATTCCGCCGACATCCAGCCACTTGGAATTAAAAGGCAATGGATGGAAGAAACTTCTGACAAACACGCCTATCACTGTTTTCCAGTAAGTCTTTCTAATGCGCTTGGTTGGGGAATATCCTTTCCCACAGACATATCTTTTATTTGGGACGGCATTTCAGATTCAACTGATACTCATGTTCAAGTTTTAAGCGGGAAACAATTTGTATCAACCGCAAGAGCCAATGCAACTATAAGCTTCAATACTAATCTTGTAATAACCACTAAAGACAATTTATCCATGCTTGCTATGCCAACTCCAAATTGGCCAATAGACGGAGTATGGCCATTCACAACATTAATTAGCACATCCTTTTTTAAAGGAACTTTTCCTATAGCCTGGAGAATAACTAAAAAAGATAAAATTATTACAATTCCTGCAAATACCCCAGTTGCTTCAATTATTCCAATATCTCTTTCTGAATTAAGTGGGTCTGTAGCAACCCTAAAACGGTACCAAGATTTGCCTCAAAATTTCTTTCCAAAAGAAGATTATGGTAAGATTGTTAGCGATATAAATAAGTCTGGTAAGTGGACAGATTTTTATAGAGATGCCGTAGATCATAAAAGAAATTCTATAGGAAGTCATGAAGTAAAAGCGCTAAGGCTAAAAGTAGATAATACTTTGTTTGATGGACCAGAGGGATGTGGAATTCCAAAATGAATAAAATTAAATTTCATTCAAATAAATCTTATAATAAAGAAGAAACTGCTCCTATGCCAATGGCAAAAGTTATTCCTAAATGGTGGCGAGATGCTGATATATACATAAAAGACTTTTATGGAGATTTTGTTTCTAATCAATCAAATGATGGTGGTAAAGCTCTTAATTTTAAAGCATGCCCAGCAATGCTGGATACATTTACAACAGGATATACATTAGTGACTCCATGTGAAATTGAATTTTATGAAAAAAATGGAAGAATTAAAGCAAAGTTTCCAGTGGAGTTTGAGGACTTTGTTGGAGAGCGTGGAGTATCAATGGGTTTTGCAGTGCCTCCAGGGTATGAAGCAAATCATTTTCATTGGTATGCAAATTGGGCGCCACAATTACCAGATGGATATAGTTCTATTTATGTTCCTCCAATTAATCATTTTGATTTGCCGTGGATTACTGTCGGTGGTATAATAGATAGCGATAAGGTAACAACTTCTGGACTTATTCCATTTTTTATTAAAAAGGGTTTTACTGGAATAGTACCGCAAGGGACCCCATACCTGCAGATTATTCCTTTTAAAAGAGAAGATTGGGAATCAGAAATAATTTTTCATAAAAAGTTAGAAATTATGACTAAGGCAAAAAATACCTCTGATTTATTTAGACAGCCAGAAGGCGGAGTCTATAAAAAGTTATTCTGGACAAGGAGAAAGTACAAGTAAATGCAAAATCAAGTTAATACCAACGACGCCCACGATTACAGATCTCTTGGATCAATTACGCCTTCAGGATTTTTTGGCACAGGCCCAGAAAATATTGTAGAATTAAAAAACTTTTTAACAGACGAAGAAAGAGAAAGACTTACTAATTTTGCTAGAACAAACAAGACTTGGGATATAACAGATTCTCATGTAAATGAAAATGGAACAGTTATTTATGATGCCAGTGCCTGGGCTGATAGAGTCTGCACAAGAAGGTCGATGGAAATTTGTTCAGACCCACAGATTGTTGATGTTGTAGAAGGATTAATTTCTAGACTTCGATTAGAGGTAGAAAAATTTTTTAAAGTTAAAGTTCAGGCAACAGGCCCAGCTATAGTTAGATGGCCAGTTGGTACTAGACAAGATCCACATGCAGATAAAGAGTTACATGAAGGACCCGATGCGGGAACCCCAAATGATTTTCCACATTACGACCTAGCGTCTTTGTTTTATTTTAATGATGACTATGAGGGCGGAGAGCTTTTTTTCCCAGTACAAGGTATTGAATTTAAACCAGTTGGAGGCTCAGCATATTTTTTCCCTGGAGATAAAGGGTATATTCATGGAGTAAGGCCAATAATACAAGGCGGAAGGTATACATCACCATTCTTTTGGCAAATACTAGAACACACTGGAGACAAAAAGCCATGACACTAGAATACGTAGAAATTTATCCAAAAATATTTGTTTTTAAAAATCCATGGAAAGATATTGATTTACTTGTAGAAACAATAAAAAAGTCGGAAGAAGAACCAGAAGGATCAGCCCTTCATTGGAAAGGCTGGTACACATTTGGCAAAGAAGCAGATCAATTTGACCATTCAGTAGTAGAGTCAGATAGAAAACAAACTGAGTTAAAGTTATGGAATGAAATAATTGAAGTTTTTCATGAAACAACATCTTATTATGCAAACAAATTTAATATACCAGTCGATAAAGATAAAAAAGTTTTTAATAAAGATGCTGGAACAGAAGATTTTATGTGGAAACTTATGGGACCATCTATATGCAAGTATGACGTAGGTGCAGGAATTGAAGATGAAGACCTAGCTATGCACGTTCATACAGACTATCAGAGGGAGTACCATGATTTTAGAGGGTACAAGTTTGCTTTTACCTGCACAATGTATTTAAACGATGACTATGAGGGCGGCGGAGTAGAATATTTGGTTGACAACAAAGCTCTTTATTATAAACCAGAAAAAGGAGATGTTTTAATATTTCCAGCAGGAGATCCAGATTTTCTTTCTGATCAGGGTGAATACTATATGCACGGAGTAAAAAAAGTAGCTGTTAACCCAAAGTACTTTATTAGAAACCACTGGGTTAGATTTTATCCTGGATCAAAAGAGTGGTTAGAAAATGAAGAATTATACGGTAAAGAAATGTGGAAAGAAATGGAAATTGCCAGAACAAAAAAAGAAAGAACAGAAGGCAAATATCAAAGTCTAAACTACGATGAAATTAAAAAGCTAGAAAGGATTATCTTAAATGACATTTAATCTAGAAAATCAAAATAGGGTCAAAGAAGATATAGTATTTTTTGAAAATTTCCTTACAGAAGAACAATGTTCTAATGTAATTAAATATTGGGAGCATTCTGCAGAAAAAGGTACACTCCCATGGGCTCCAATTTCATTCTATGATTCGTTTGCATCAAATTTACCAGATGATGACGACAAAGAAAAATTTGGGTTAGAGCCAGATTTTTTTACAACGCTACAAGATAAAATTCAAGAGGCTACAGAAATATGTAGAGGAGATAAACTTAAGTTGGTAAGCTACCATGCTCAAAAGTGGATAGAGGGCGCATATGCAGGATATCATTCAGACAATACGCCACTAGAATCACCAGAGTATAATTCATTTGAAAGAAGTAAATGGGCAGCTTTTCTTTATTTAAATGAAGATTTTGAGGGTGGAGTTTTAAACTTTAGAGATCACGAAATTGCCCTTCAGCCAAAAGTTGGAATGCTTGCTGCATTTGCAGGAGGACATGACAATATTCATGAAGTACAAATGATTACTAAAGGAACGCGATGGACAATTGGTTCTTTTTGGGACAATATAGAAGCTGAATACGATGATGCTAAACAAGCTTTTTGGGAATCAGATATAGCAGAACAAAGAAAAAGACAAGCCGAAGACGCAGAGTCTTGGGCAGCATTAAAAGAAAAGGGAGAAAGGTTAAAGCCTGGCCCAGATCAAACTGCTAAAAAAGACGTTGCTTTAATAATAGGAGAATAATATGATAAAAGCTACAGTATTAGAAAACGGAATGATTAGAGAAGAACTTCACCCGCAAGTTTATTATTATAGAAATGCTATACCAAATGTAAAAGAATGGCTAGATCGTGTAAATGATTCTGAAAATCACCCAGAACTACATTCAATAATTACACCATGGAATCAATGGGATGTAGATGAAAACAGGTCATTGGGGCACCCATATGTTTACGGATACAAAAAGCTTTGCCTGCTTAATAGTGTTTTCAACATAGACAAAGATGTTTCCGAGGAAACAAAGGAACTTTTTATTAACATAAGAGACCCCTTGTTTAATGCCATGAAAGCAGTATGCGAAGACTATAAGAAAGAGCAAGGCATAGACAAAGAGCTTATCATACTTCCTCAATTTGGAGTTCATAGATACCGCGCTGGAAAGTTTATGGGAGTACATCATGATTCTCAAGAAGGAGATACACGATTACTTTATTCGCTAGTTGTTTGGCCAAATGATGATTACGAAGGCGGAGAGCTTTCTTTTTCTATTAAGAATGGAGTATTGACTGGCACAGATAGTGCCCTGTGGGGAGACATTGATGATCCAAGAAATGAGGGACAATATGATTTTTATATTAAGCCAGAAGCTGGAAGCATTGTAATTTTCCCCTCACCATCTCCATTTAGTCATACAGCTCATGAAGTAAAGTCTGGATGGAAGTACATGTTGCCAATGTTTTGGATAGACCCAACTGGAGAAGATGTTCTTTTTAAGTTAGACCCAGAGTTTAAGTTAGAATTTGTATACCCAGATAAAGAAGACTTATTTAAATGATAGATAGTGGTATAATGAATAATGTATTAAAAGGAGAACAAATGATATCTGAAAAAATGTTTGACAAGGTTTATTACTACAAGAATGTTTTATCCGACCCTCAAAATCTAATAAAATTAATTGAGGAAACTCAAAGCGATGACTATAAAGAGTTTGTTACTCCATGGGAAGAGTGGTCGGCCTGCAGTGGAGAAATGTATGTTTATGGAAATCATAAAAGAATAAAGTGTCTTACTATTGATGACGTAATGCTTAAATGCTCAGAAAATATTTTAGATAATTCTAAATATATCTTTAATGAAATTTTTGAAGGATTTAAAAACGTTTGTTTAGATTATGCAGAAAAAGTAAACGAAGAGGCTAAGGTTATTTTAATGACAGACACTGCAATTAAACGTTATGAAACGGGTACATTTATGGGATCCCATTTTGATCAGCAAGAAGGAGATCAAAGATTAAAGTATTCTTTAGTAATGTATTTAAATGATGACTATGAAGGCGGCGAGCTTTCGTTTAGTGTTAAAGATGGAGTACTTACTTCAACAGATAATGCAGCCTCAGAAGATTTTGAAAGTGATAAAAATATAGGAAAATTAACTTTTTCTGTAAAGCCTGAAGCTGGAAGTGTAATAATTTTTCCTTCAGAGTCTCCATATAGTCACACAGCACATTTAGTAAAAAGCGGATTCAAATACATGGTTCCGTCATTTTGGTTGAATAAAGGCTCATTTGTTGATGGAGTCTTTGTTCCAGAATAAAGGATTTTAAAATGGCAATGTATGTTTTTCAAGAGCTGGCACCAAAAGTTTTTTACTTTACCTATTGTCTTCAAGAGATTGGTGGGTACATCGGATTCCTTGAAGAAAGTGAAAAGAATACAAGTAATCTAATTAGTAAATGGCATGATGAAGAGTATGGATATGAAAAAAGAATATCCTCTGATTTTTCAAATGAAACAGAAACTGTAGATACCCGTAGCCTTTTTATAATTAATAATTTAAAAGCCACATTTCACTATTGTTTTACTCAATATAAAATATTTAACAATATAGAAGAGCCAGTTAACTTGAGCCCTAAGTACTGGGTTAGAAAACATAATGAGGGCCAAGTAAAAAATAACTGTGGAGCAAATGGTAAATACACTGCTAGATTATACATCAATGATTCTTTTTCTGGTGGAGAAATTTCAATACCTGGAAAACCTAGTTTTAAGCCAGAAGCAGGCAGCATAATTATAGCTCCATCAGATGTACAATTAACCGCAGAACCAGCTTATGGCAATTCAAGATATATTGCTATAGGCCATTGGGTTTAACCCCTAACCTGCTATAATAAAACAATGTCATATTATTTGTCTTTAATTAAAGACTCACCACTTGCCTTTTGGAAGATGGACGAGTCTTCTGGATCTATTGCATATGATTCATCTGGCAACGGTAATAATGGTACATATGCTGGACAGATATTAAAATCTGGAATGCCAATTGTATCTGGCGGAGTGCATTCGAATAAAATAGATAATGTAAACTATGTACAATTTACCCTTTCAAAAGATTTTTCTGGAACAACTGGCACTGGCGGATTTGCAACTAATTCAACATACGATAATGATTTTACATTAGAGGCATGGATACATCCAAAAACATTAACCTCATTAACACCGATACTTGCAGATTCAAGTGGTATTGGATTGTATTGGGATAAAGGAAATATTGTATTTAAATTAGAGAGTGAAAGAATTGATTATTCAGTTCCCAATCCCAATAGAGTAATTTATGTTGTTGGTGTCTATTCAGTTTCTTCTATGAGTCTTTATATTGATGGTGTTTTGGTAGCATCTAAATCAATATCTATTAAATTTACAAACACTAGCGTTACCCTTTCTTCAGGACCAGCCTCGGCTGGAGAATATTTTATAATTGATTGCCCAGCAGTATACAGATATTCATTATCTCAAGCAGCAATAATGTTACACTACAATAATCTATCATTAAATAATGATGAACAAGTTTCTGTACCAGACCTAGGCGAATTGTTTAGGGGATCAGAAAAATATCAAGATATAGAAACAAGATATGTTTATCCAGTCCAGGTTGCTTGGGACACATTAATATATGACAACGAAGCGTTATCTTATAGTAAAAATAATAATAGCATTTATTTAAATTCAGGATTTACATCTGGAGAATTTGTAGAGGATATATTTTTAAATATTACAAAAAATTATGTATCTTCAAAAATTGATTGGGTTTCTTCTAGTGGAGTATCGGTATATGTTTCAGAAACTTCAAATTCTGGCCCTTGGACACCTTGCGTAAATGGGTCACCAATACCAGGCTTTTCTCAAGGTTCTGCATTTTCTTCAACAAAAGTATTATATTTTAAATTTGTATTTACATCTACAAACTCAGACGTTTACTTACCAGAACTATATTCTTTAAAAATTTATTTCTACTCTGAAAAGAAAATGTTTTCACATAATGGCGGAAGTACATTGTCGATATCACAACCTACATCTGGATCAAATTGGGATTTTGATGTATCCAATAATAGCTATCCAATTAGAACTAGAAATTATTATAATGGAATAAGACCAAAAACCTCAGCATTTTTTATAGAGTCAATAAATAATGTTAGGAATATTGAAATGATATTTACTCCAAAATCATTGTCTAGCGGTCATTTAATATTTAATAAAACTGGATCCACAGAGACTTCTCTTTCTTGGGCGGCAGGCGGAGTGATATCAAAATCTAACATTAGTAATATTTATATAAATGGCCAGGATATCTCTTCAGCAACAAACATATCTTCGTATTTGTATATAGATGAGCCTAACTATATATTAATAAAGACAACCACTATAATTGTTGGTCAAATATGGTTTAATGGGAAGCAGCTGGTGGGAGTCAGATCAAGCGTCTTAGACGATAATTTATATCAAAATATAGCGCTATATGCAAATGATTCTATTAGTCATCAAGAGCATTATGATTTATATATCGGGAAGACGGCTTCTGTTGCCCAGGGATCGGCCATGGAGCTGACAGAAGAGTCAGTAAGAACATACTCAAGAGACAGGGTCGTGTTCCAAATACTATAATTTTGTCAGACCGAGTGACAAAAATCTGGACTTGTGACCGTAAAGGTGATAGAATAAAGCATTATGGACATAAAAAGAACTAGCGCAAAAATGAAGTCTGGTGAAACCAGGCTTGGGGTCTATGTCTGGGAGATGCCAGATGGAAGATGGATCGGAGACGAAGATAACAACTTTCTGTCTATAGCATCAATGCTTGGGAATAGGGAAAGAATAGCGGCCCTTGCCAATGCTGTAAGACATCATGGAATTAACGAAGGCCAGCCAAAGTTTATTGAAGGAAGCAGGCAAATTGATGACGAAGAATTTGAGTACCAAAAACAAAGATTAAGGTGGGGATTGACTCCAGATCCATTAGATATTGGAGTTCATAAAGATGAAATGGCTAAACTTAGGGGGCCAAAAAAATGATTGAATCCAGCGAAGAAACGGTAAATAATAATATTGAGATATCAAACTCTGAAGATTGGATGAAGTTTAATAATCCAATAGTTCAAACAGATGAGGATCCTTTTTCTATTGAAGGAGAAGAGATTCTAAAGGTTGCAGGACTTGGACCTTCTTTTAGAAGAAAAGTTTCTAGAGATTTACAAAAATCCTTTACTGGAAAAGACTCCACCTCTAGCCAGCAGCTACAATATCAGCAAGCGGTAAGCGGATACCTTCAGTTTGACGTTGTTCACCCAGAATATAATTTAGATTATCTTTCAACAATTTATGAAGTATCTCCCTACAATTATGCTGCAATAAATGCAAAGGTTGCAAATATAGTTGGCTTGGGCTTTGATTTTATTGAGTCTAGAAAAACAACTGATGCTTTTGAAGACATAACAGATGAAAAACAATTAGCCCGTGCTCGAAAGAAATTAAGTAGAATTAAGCAAGACTTGCACGATTGGTTAGAAGACTGCAATGAGGATGAGACTTTTAAAGAAACGCTTGTTAAGTTCTACACTGACCTAGAATCTACTGGTAATGGCTATCTGGAGGTCGGTAGAACGACGACTGGGAAGATTGGGTACATCGGGCACATACCATCAAAAACAATGCGTGTAAGACGCTTCAGAGACGGTTTTGTACAATTGCTATATGGCAAGGTTGTATTCTTTAGAAATTTCGGGGATCAAAAAACCGAAAACCCAATTGCTGGTATTACAGATAGACCAAATGAGATTATTCATATAAAGAAATATACTCCAAAAAATAATTATTATGGAATTCCAGATATTATTGCAGCTCAAAATGCCATGGCAGGAAATGAATTTGCTGGCAAATATAACCTTGATTATTTTGAAAACAAGGCGGTTCCAAGATATATTATTACCGTTAAGGGTGCAAAGCTATCGGCAGAATCTGAACGCAAATTGCTTGAGTTTTTCCAGGTGGGATTAAAGGGGAAGAACCATAGATCCTTATATATCCCATTACCACCAGACTCATCAGATTCTAAAACTGAATTTAAAATGGAACCGATTGAAGCAGGCGCACAAGAAGGCTCATTTGAAAAATATAGAAATTCAAATAGAGATGAAATATTAATGGCTCATAGAGTACCTGTTAATAAAATTGGAACCCCTGCTGGCATAAATTTAGCGGCAGCAAGAGATGCAGATAAGACATTTAAAGAGCAAGTTTGCCGACCAGCCCAAGAAAATTTAGAGAAGAAATTAAATAAAATAATTGGAGAAATGACAGATTCATTAATTCTTAGATTTAATGAATTAAGTTTAACTGATGCCAATACTCAGTCTCAAATAGATGAAAGATATTTAAGATTCCAGGTCCTAACTCCTAATGAAATTAGAATTAGAATGGGCATGGTTCCCAGAGAAGGTGGAGATGTACCTGTCGACCTTGCTGCCCAAGCTGCTGAAATTAAAGCTCAGGCAAATCAAAGCCGTGAAAGAGATCAGGCAAGATCTTCTAAATCACCAGATAAATCGGGCGAAGGCCGAAATGCAAAGGGCGACGGAAGACAAGTCAACTAGTTCTGCTCAACTGCTTATTTGCCTTAAGATATATACAAGTCTATAATATACACATATGACAATAGAAAAATCGCATTGGTCTTCTAATGGAAATGTTATCAATTTATCAATTCCATTCACAAAGGTCAATAGAGAAAAAAGAACAGTCTCGGGTTTTGCTACCCTCGATAATATCGATCAGACTGGTGATGTTGTTACCCAAGAAGCAAGCGTAAAAGCTTTTGAAAGCTTTAGGGGAAACCTCAGAGAAATGCATCAGCCGCTAGCCGTTGGCAAAGTTGCATCTTTTAGACCAGAAACATTTTATGACCCATCCACAAAAGAATTTTATAACGGTGTTTATGTAGACGCTTATATTTCTAAAGGTGCACAAGATACCTGGGAAAAAGTTTTAGACGGAACCCTAACTGGATTTTCAATCGGCGGAAAGATTATTGAATCTGATGATGAAGTAAATAAGTCAACAGGTAAATCAATAAGATTTATTAAAGATTACTCACTTGTAGAACTTTCAATTGTAGACTCTCCAGCAAATGAGCTTTGCAACATTGTCTCTATTGAAAAAGTTAATGGTCAATTAATATTTAAAGGAATAGCTGCAGACGTTAAAATGGAAAACATTTTTTATTGTGCAGAAAGTGATTCTGTTTTTATGTCAACAGAGTCTGAATACATATCTCCAGTTACTGGAAAGAAAACAGAATTAATCGGATGGGTGGAGTCAAATGATTCCAACAAGTCAAAAGAAATAGATAAGATTCTTGATTCACGTAGATCAAGATTGCAAACATTGCCACAGGATAATAAAAATCCAGCTAAGGCAATTGCAGAAGGAGGAAATGAAGTGGAAAAGCTTAACACAACAATCGAAGCAGCTCCAGCAGTAGAAGAAGCAACACCAGTTGCAGAAAATATTGAAGTAGTTGCTGAAACAGTAGAACAACCTACTGAGGTTTTAGCTGAAGTAACTTCTGCCGAAGTTCTGGAAAAATCAGCAGAACTAACAGACCAGGATTCAAACCCTGATTTTGTTAAAATGCTAGGCGACCTTAAGGGTTTCTTCTCAGAAACTTTGGAAAAAGCCTCTGAGGCAAACGCTGCTCAGGTATCAACAATCAAGGAGACAGTCGAAACTTTTAGTAAGAATGTCGATTTGAGAATTTCAGAATTAGCAGAAAAGCACACCGAACTTTCAAACGCAGTTAGCTCCATTAAATCAATTATGGATACTGTTGAAAAGAGAGTCGACGCAGTTGAATCAGACACTGCAATCAAGAAGTCCTCTGACCTTGGCGGGTCACAGGTTGTAATACAGAAATCAAAATCAAAATGGAACGGCACTTTCCTCGGTTCCGTTAGCGAATTAACAAAATAAGGGTATGGTGAAAAACTAATGAGTAATGAACTATTAGCAAAAGCAGCAGAAGCAGGTACAACTCTAACAGGTGGTATGGCTGGTTCAGCAAACCCTACTGACGGAATTCACGTAGGTTCCGAGGGTAAGGGAGGCTTGCTCAATCCTGAGCAATCCGCAAGATTCTTAGATTACATGTTCGATGCAACAGTAATCGGTAAAGTGGCTCGTACAGTACGTATGAAGTCAGATACCACAGAGATTGATCGTATCGGAGTTGGCGAAAAGCTTATGAAGCTTGCCGCTGAAGCCGAGAACACTGGGGCAAATTCTGCCGTACAGTTCTCAAAGATTTCTCTCACAACTAAAAAGCTTCGTCTAGATTGGGAACTTTCAACTGAGTCTCTAGAAGACAATATTGAAGGTGCAGATCTAGAAGATCATATTGCACGTCTTATGGCAACACAAGCTGGTAACGACCTTGAGGACGTAGTCCTTAACGGTAACACAGCTCTAAGTGGAGATGCACTTTATAAGTCATTCGACGGTGTTGTTAAGATTGCAAAGGCAAATGGCCATGTAGTAGCTGGAGCGGGCGCAGCAGTGTCTCGTGACATCTTCAACAAGGCTCTTAAGGCAATGCCAAGAAAGTACAAGCAACGTCGTCCAGACCTTCGCTTCCTTTCTGGTTCAAACCTAATTCAAGATTATTTGTACTCAACTTCACAGCTAGGTAACTATGGTTCTGCAAACCCACAGGATATTGCTTCAAGCATTATTCGTGGAAACGAATCAGGACTAGGTGGCCCAGCAGGTTTCGTAGCACCATTCGCATTTGGTATTCCAATTGTTGAAGTTCCGCTACTTAAGGAAACACAGACTGGCTCATACGCAAGCCCATCAGGAGAGCACGGAGATATCCACTTGACATTCCCAAATAACGTTGTTATTGGTGTTAAGCGCGATGTAACCGTTTATCGCTTCTTCTGGCCAAAGAAGGACTCAATCGAATATACAATGTATACTCGTATTGGTACCCAAATTGAGCAGGCAGATGCATGGGTTGTAGTTAAAGACGTTAAGGTTGCTGCCTAATATATAGGCTTCAACTTGCTGGAAAGGCCCCTAATTAATTTTAGGGGCTTTTCATTTTAATTTAGTAGTGCTATAATTTAGATACATACCAAAGGAGTATATATGTCATTTGACACACTTAAAGTCAAAGATTTAAAAAGTTTAGCAGCAGACTTTGCTGTTGACGCTAATGGACTAAAGAATAAGGCAGAAATTATTGCAGCACTCTCAGAAGAGGGAGTTACATGGTCTGTTTATCAAAGTACACTTAAGAACATAGAAAACGCAAAAGAAGATTCAGATGAAGTTCTACCGAGACTTGACCCTAATCAAAAGCTTGATGAGGATATGGTTTTAGTTAAGATGGATAGAGCAAACTACAGATACGATGCACTAGGATTTACTTTTACTCAAGCGCACCCATTTGTAGCAATGAAGCCCGATGCGGCTCAAGAAATTTTTGATAAGGAGGACGGGTTTAGATTGGCTACGCCAAGAGAGGTACAAGAGTACTATAACTAAACTCAAGACATGGCAGAAGTATACGTTGACGAACCATATTCTTTAATAGTTCAAGGCTTTGATTTTGAAGGATTTGGAAACTATCCTGTAGAAACAAAGCTGTTTGTAAAAGGAGAGCCAGTAACTCCCAGTTCTGTTTTAGTGGATATCTACGAATCATGGCTAGGTGAATATCAAGAAACTCAAACAAATCCATTAACTTCTGCTGGTACAAATATATCTACCGTCATTGTTGATACAGATGTGGGAGTTTATTCTGTAAACATTCCATCGGCTTTAAGCTCTAATGCGGCATATGGTAAAACTCTTAGATTAATATGGAAATATGTAGTTGACGGGGTAACCTATAAAAAACAAACTTGGGTTGAGTTTGTATTCCCATATGTTTCTTTAGTTGAAGCCGCAGATCAGCTAGGTTTTGGTTCAGACGCCAATGACCCAAACCATAAAACATTTAAAGAACTTAAAAGGGCAGAAAAATATGCCAGGATGATGATAGAAAGCTATACCAATCAAAAATTTTATCCACACCTAGATACTGTTTCAGTAATGGGCAACGACTCAGATGTTTTGCCTTTGCCAAAAAGAATTACCGAAATAATTAGGATCAAAGAGGGAGATCAAGTTTGGTGGGATACCTATGGAGCAATAAATAACATTGGATATCAACTAAAACAAACTTTTAGCTCATTTGCAATAACAGTAGATAGATCTGCACTGTTGTCTTCAGATGTTTATATTGCAAACGGAATGGTTCCACCATCTGCTGATTCTGTTTCCTCAAATATATTTAAAAGAGGAAAAATTTATACTATACACGGCCCATTTGGTTGGGATCACGTTCCAGCAAAAGTTGAAGAGGCTGCAATAGAATTAATGAAAATGTATTTTTCAAAAGACCGTGTCTGGAAAGATAGATACATCAAGAAAATAAGTACAACAGATTGGGATTTTGAATACTCTTCACAATCTTTTACAGGAACTGGGTCATCGTATGCAGACAAGCTCCTTGAAGAATATGTTGTTACATCAATGGCCTTGATATAATGTTTGATGCAGCTGATGGTTTAATGACCATGAAGATGGATATATATCGCCAGCAAGAGCAGCAAGATTCAGACACAGGCGCTATGAAGAGACAGTTTTTTTATATAAAAACTGTTGATTGTTATGCCAGGGGAATAATTAATCAGTCATCTGGAAAGTCAAGTGATAAACAAAAGTTTTCAAACAAGTACTCTAACAATCAATATTTAGAAGCAAGAACTTCCGATAGACTTACCGCAAGAGACAAAGTAAAGAATATTAGAGATGTAAACGGGAATCCAATCTGGTATGAATTAAATTATCCAAGCGATACTAGTACAGTATTTGATGTAGTTGGAACAACTCCGATTGCCGACCCTTTTGGAAATGTAGTAGGGTATAACTCATCATTACAAAGAGCGGAGAATCAGCAAATTGACATCTGAAATTTTAGCAATACAAGCAGCCAGCGGATTAGTTAATCTAATGTCCAATAAGCCTGTTAGCGGCGTAATAAGAGACAGTACTGTTGCACAGATATCTGCTGCCCTATTCTACAAAACAAATGTTATGGCCAAGCTTGCATCAAACGCTCAATTTCAATTAGCCTTTAGAAATGTTATCTTTGATCAACTTCAAGTAGATTTTGGCGATTATATAGACGCAAAATCAAGAACATCTCCAAAAGCTTTTCACCATGTTTACGAATGGGGTCAGCCTGGTGATAGTCAATCTAGATTATTTAAATTAAAAAAGTTGCCAGCAGACGGCCTATCTTTAAAAATTAATTATGAACTTATAGATTCAAAATCCTTTGTTCCATCTGAAAATTCTAATAATAGACACGTCTTTGTTAAAAAAGCTTCTATTATGGAAGAGGGAAAAACTGTAGTTATATCACCAAGATCTTCAGAAAGACTAGTGTTTGATATAAACGGATATACTGTGTTTATGCCAAAGGGTGACTCTGTCACAGTAAGAAAACCAGGTGGAGCGGCAACAAAAAATTCATTTCTTTCTGCATATAAATACTTTTTTACAGGACAGTTAGTAAACATGTCTATAAAAAAATCGGGATTTCAAAGACTTTTTAATTCATCTTTATCCAGAGCATTGGGTGTACCAGCACAAGTTAAAACAGTTAAATATAGCTTCTCTCCAAATCAGTTGGCAAATGAAGCAGATGCCGCAACTTCGATAGCATTTGCGAGGTTAGCAAATGGCTAATTATAAATTAGATGCAATGTTTGAAATAAGAAAGTTTCTTTGGAGCAGGCTTACTGCGCTAGACATATTTGAGGAAAATGATTACTACTCAGACAACCTTGGAGAAGCCCTTATCCCAATAGTTCCAGTCCAGCAACAGCCAGAAATGAATCAATTTTTAAGCGGGAAGAAACACATAGTCTACGATAAGATAGGAATGTCTTATGAGGACAACTGGATGATATGTTGCGAACAAATTCTATTAACCCTATATTCGCCAGATCTCCTTGATATTGTTGAAATAAGGAACTTCTTAACTGATGAGTTTAGGAGAATGGACGAGTCTGCAAAGGATGTAAATAAATGGGCGGGGCTATCAAATAAGTTTAAATTCCATAGCATCCATATAGCAGACATATCATCTACAGCCCCATCAGAAGAAATACATGGATTCTTTGCCTCAGATGTAATATTGGAGATAAAATATTCAAGAATAACTAACGGGGCAGGCAGATTCCTATAGCTTGCTTTATAGCAAAAGAAGACCTATAATTAGCATAGAGGAAAGGGCCTAGCCAGCCACATATATATATATTAATTTCATGAAATAAGGAGAAATAAACAATGGCACAAAACATTGGAAATGCAAAAAATATTCTTGTCGGTGCATCCCCGTTGTTCTTGTCTGTAGACGACATTACAGTAGCAGGATACGATGATAGTATGGAAGCAGGACAGACAAACGCAGGAACAGCAGCAGTTGGCTCAGTAAAGCCATCTACACTAGTTCCAGCATTTGCATCAGGAACATCTTACACAGATACTCTTAATGCAGGAACGGTTAATAAAGCAGGAGGCGTAACAGCTGCAGCTTACCGCAACGTAGGTTTCACAAATAACGGCCTTCAGATTAGTTACCAACCAACATATGATTCAGTATCAGTTGATCAGCTTCTAGACACAGCTAAGCTGTTTAAGTCTGCGATGACTGTTCAAATTTCTACAGAAATGGCAGAAGGTACTCTAGAGAACGTTCTTGCCGTATTTGGTCAAAAGCAAGATACTCTAGTATCAGCAGGTACTGGCGCAACAGCAACTGACACACTTGGTTTGGAAGCAGGTGCACTTGGTGCAGCTCCAACAGAGCGTCAGCTAATTGCAGTTGGACAAGGTCCAACTTCACAAGCAACATCAACTGAGCGTGTATACTATGCACGTCGCGTTTTGTCTGTTGAACAGTCACAGTTCTCTTTGGCTCGTACAGCAGCAACAACATTCCCAGTAACATTCCGTCTTCTACCATCAGGTGCCTCAGCTCACGTTGGTTCAGAATACGGTAAGATTATTGACCGCGTTCTAACAGTTTAATTATATTAATAATTAATATCAAAGCCCCCAAGAAATTGGGGGCTTTGCTGTTGTACCCGCATAATGGTTATGCTATAATAATTTAGACGATCCTTAAGGAGGATAAATTGGCAACAACAGTATATGATGTAGAAGAGATTGAATTACAAAGCGGAGCTAAAGTAAAGCTTAAGCCATTATCAATCAAACAGTTACGAAAGTTTATGATAGTAATTAAGAAAGTTCAAGATGCAGAAGATGAAACAGCAACCCTTGGAATTCTTGTTGAAGCGTGTGGAGTTGCACTAGAAACACAGCTACCAGATTTAGTTGCAGACCTTGAAAAATTAGAAGAAGCTTTAGACGTTCCAACAATTAACCGCATCCTAGAAGTTTGCGGAGGAATTAAGATGGACGACCCAAACCTAATAGCGGCAGCGGTACTGGCTGGTCAGATCTAGATTTAGCCGCGTTAGAGGGTGAAGTTTTTCTTTTAGGACATTGGAAGAATTACGAAGAGTTAGAAGAAAACCTATCAATGCCAGAACTGGTTCAAACCATAACAGCGATGAATCGAAAAGAACATAACCAGAGAAAGTTTGCAGCATCACTAAAAGGAATCCAATTGGATGATGACGCAGAAGAAGAAAAAGAAAAAGGTTCTACCTTTGAAGATATCCAAAGAAGAGCCCTTGGAATTACAGCATCAGCAGATGATGTTGTTGGATTACAAGGACCTCTAGCAGCAGATGCTGGATTTGGAATTGGCGCAGGGTTAGGATACTCTAGGAGTAATTAGTGGCTGACGAACAAATTGTAACCAGTATAGTCGCAAAAGCCGACTTATCTAGCCTTGTGTCTGAAGTACACAGGGCCAGTGCTAGTCTTCAGCAATTACAAAGAGAACTCCTTGCTTCTAATAGAGCAATATCTTCTTCAACAAAATTAGCAAATAATTTATTTAGAGATACATTAAGTGGAAGCGGACAATTTTCCAGCCACTTTGTAAACCTTAACTCAGACGTTGATAAGTTTGGTAAAAACTTAGATGCTGGTCGATTAAAGCTTAAGAACTATTTCCAAACTTTTAGAGAGCATGCTACATCTCAAAAGGGAATGATAAGGGAGCTTGCCAAGGAGCAGGTAATGCTTCAAAATTCAATACTGCAACCTCTAGGTAGAAATGCTCAAGGTTTAATGCAGTACAACGTTATGATTCCCAGAGGCTTAGATGCTGTAAAAAATAGCACACAGCTAGCTCGCATGGAACTTCAGATAATGAATCGTGCACTATCTGAAGGAGCAGGATCTTTAATTAACTGGGGTAAAAATACTCAGTGGGCAGGTCGTCAGCTTACAGTTGGACTTACAGTTCCTTTAACAATGTTTGGTGCTGCAGCAGGAAAAGCATTTAGAGAAGCAGACCAAGAGCTAGTAAGACTTACAAAGGTTTATGGGGGATTAGCTGCAACATCTGCAACAGATTTAAAAGCAATTAGAGAAGAAGTTATTCAAACAGCTAAGTCATTATCACAAACAATGGGTGCATCTTTTAAAGATACTATCGCACTTGGTGCCGATATTGCAGCTACAGGAAAAACTGGAAATGATCTTTTAGGATCAATTACAGAAACAACAAGATTATCAATACTTGGTGAAGTTGACAGACAAGATGCAATGAAAGCAACACTGTCAATTCAAACAGCTTTTAAGCAAAATACAAAAGAGCTTACAGAATCAATTAACTTTTTAAACGCTGTTGAAAACCAAACATCAACAACGCTTGGTGATTTAGTAGAAGCAATTCCAAAAGCTGGTCCTGTTATCAAGCAATTAGGTGGAAGCGTAAAAGACTTAGCTCTTTA